CATTATGCTCACAATCACTTTTGTTCCAAAATCCCTCGCTTGAACTAGCGATGATTTTCCCATTGTTCGCTTTTATTCTCCAACGCCATTGGAAAAAGCTTTTGTAAAATTCAACTGGATAGATTTTCATGGTTTATAGTTTTACGGTTGCTAAAAAGTTAAGTGCATCTTTCATTTTGTGGGTTGGTTGGCCATAAGGAGAACCAGGAAGAGAAGCCCAACAATCGTTTGTTTTTTTGATCGCATCTTCCCATTTACCCAATAATACTAATTTGTAAGCGCCTTGCTGCTTAATCAATTCTACTGCAATAAAATCCTGATGTTCCGGTGAGAATGTAAGCCAAGGGAATTTCTTTTTCAATCCTAAGAAAGTTTTGTAAAGAACCTGATATCTTCCTGCAGCAGAACTAGCATAACCACCTTTCTTTATAATGATGTTGGGATGTGACTTATATCCAACAAAGTTAGTGTGGCCAAACAATTCATTGTATGGTGTTCTGTCCCGGTCAGTACCTTCAGTAAGAGTGAGAAGCATCAAAAATTTTTTGATGTTATCAGGAAGAGTTTTATTTGCTATTGGTGTCATTAGTTAGAGGCCATTGGTTTTTGATTATAAGGCGACATTTTTAAAAGCATACTTCTAATCTCTTTGATTTCGTCACGAGTTTCAATTCTGTCATTTTTACGATCGGCGCTATCTCTTTTGATATTGTTTTTTAAAACAAGAAATTGTCCGTTTTGAATTTGAAACTGACTTTTTAAACTCATTATTTCTTCTTTAACCGCATTGTTTTCTGCAGTATTTTGGTCTCTGAAACTGTACAAAAACATTATAATTGTACTGGTGCAGGCGATAATAGAAACAACACTTGGAATGGTTATTTTAAAGGATTGTTTATCGATTGTAGTCATGGCAATAGCATTTAAGAGATTGAAATAAAGGCGGCATTGCTACCGCCCTTATGATTATTCTTTGTTCGAACCGTATCTAGTATCGGCAGGATTTCGGGCATTGATGATAACTGTAATTACAGCTACTACACCAGCATTAACCAGTGCACCCCAATTCAATCCAATTAAACCTCCATGTTCAACTACATAGCCTAATCCTACAAGAAGGAAAGTTTTTAAAAGGCCTCCATACCAAGTGTTGAAAAAACCACCCGTTTCTCCTGTCATCCATTTGATGAAAAAGGCAGCTAAAGAAGCAGAAATTGCACCAAGCCATGCTGATAATCCAAGAGTTGCCAATGTTCCACCGTGAGCCATCATATAGGCCAATACAATCCCTAAAAAGGTTTTGAGGAAACTACCCCATTTTGTGTTTAGAAAATTTTCCATTTTTATATAAAGTTTTGAGTTACTTGTTTTACTTCTTACTTAGGCTAGCAGGTTGCCATTGAAATATCCTTCCTGAAGTTGGCAATACAGTTGTGCCATCAGACCATGAAACCGTACTGGAACTTAATTTTCCATTACTATTATTTGGCCAATTGTTGTTTGCCTCAAAAACATTTGCATTGCTGTTTTTTGGAACGCTTCGAGTTACCCAATCAGGAAATTCGTAATAGTTATACTGAATATTAAGTATGGCTTTACCACGTAATCCTACTTGTGGAGAAACTACATTTGACTGACCTGTGTTATTTGGTCCGTAAATAACCTGAATGGTCTTGCCATCTGATTTTAAAAGTATTTGACAAGTAGCTCGTGTCTGTGTAAAACCCGATACTGCTAAATCCTGATACTGCACAACAAAATCTCCTGAAGTATTTTGTCCGTATCGTATTTCAGGTGTTCCGAATTGGGAAGCCACTACGTTTGTTCCAAATCCTGAAATCACATAATCACATGCCCAGGCTTTTACAGTATTGGAAATGGGAGATTTTACATTGGCATCCATGACGTAGCCATTATTCAAACCTTTTCCTAACGTTACAAACCCATTGCCATAAACTCTGATGACATTGTAGCTATCAGCTCCAACAGTAAAAGGATTTGGTAAAGTAATCTCACTTGAGTAAGCGTCAACATTTAATGTTGGTCCTGTTTGCCACACTGTTCCACCGGTCAAAGCCGTATAAGTTCCATCAAAAGAAGTAAAAGCATAATCATTTACTCTTACTTGACTAATTGCTAATTGTGCTACAAGCACACATAATAAAAGAATTTTTTTCATTGTTTTTATATTTAGTTAATAATTTTAAAGCAATCTCCATGCATCTCGTCGAGTGCAACAGAATGGGTAATACCTTCCATAATATACTGGTCAACTGTCCAGTCAATTGTTAATGTTGATTCTGCGCCTGTTGGAGTTCCTTCAAAAGCTGCGCTAGATGTAGCTGTTACTACTTTAGTGGTTGCCCCTTTTATAGCTAAGTGTCTTTCTATAATTGCTGTTCTTGTTGTTGATCCTGTTGCTACTTGGCCTATTTGTGTCGCACCACTTAAAGAGTTTGAAGTATTTACATAGATAGTAAAATCGGTTGTCGCTGTTTTAGCTGCATTTGATGTTGCTCTTGCAAAAATACGAGGTACATCACCAGTTACAAAAGTACCACCCGGTATCAACTGAGAATAAGTGATCGTTGGTGTAGTGGTTGCACTTACTGAAGTTCCGTCCGCACCGCTTTGCCATCTTTGGACAGCTGAAGTAGCATTTGATTTTAATTTACCGCCGGCGTCTGTTGTTAATCCTCTTGATGCAACTAAAGTTGTTCCAATTTCAGGAATATTTGTTGTACCCGTACCAAACGATTTATTGTAAGCGGTGCCTTTTGCAGCTGTTATTAATTTACCGCTTGCATCAGTTTCAACTATTTGACTGTTTCCTAAAGTTGCTCCAATCTCAGGAACATTAGTTGTACCTGTACCAAATGATTTATTGTAAGCTGTTCCTTTTGTTGCTGAAATTAAATTTTTACTGCCGTCAAATTCCGCAACTGTCGAAGCCGTTGCACCAGATACATTTACTGCTGTCGGTGTTATAGATCCTAATGAAAATGAAAAAGTAGGTGTAGTAGTCCGGGTTGCAACGCTCCAGGTGACTCCGTTTGTTGTTCCATCAGGAATACTTGTTACCGTTCCACCGGTTAAAGCGGAAGTTAAAGCTATAGTGCCGCTTGTTGTAGGTAAACTTAAATCTATGTTTGTTGAAGGTTGCGAAGCGTTAATTCTTAATTTTGCCGATTTTGAACCAGTACCAAAAATCAAATATGGATCTGTTGCTGTAGTCGTATCAAGTCCAGTATAACAAGCGCTCGCTGTTCTTAAATATATATTATTCCTTGCAATTATACAATCTGTATTTAATGCTGGATCCCAAATTTTTAAAGCATCAAAGCTAGTGTTATTGATTTCAATTTTATTTGTTGTAGTGTTTCCGATAGTAGTAACTCCCTGTAAGTCTTGTGGAGTTGGTGTTGGAATATCTGAAGTCATTGCAACAGTATAACTTCCTGCAGTCTTATTTGTTGGGAAGGCTATATTCATAGTTCCGGCTATCGATCTTTGCCCAAAACTATAATTAACAACCCCGCTTCCAAAAGTAGTTACTACTAAGCTATTATCTTGTGAAGTACTTACATTACCTGTTGAAGTATAAATCCCATCATTAGTTAAAGCAAAGGAATTACTACCCATAAATAAATCTAGCTCACCATTAGTTATATCGCAAATTATGTGCTCATTTGCGTATTTATAGACATCAACTGAAAAGTTATATGAGGCAATTATTTGATCTGCATTTGCTGAAAATATTCCTGAGTCATCGCCTGAATTTATCTCAGATAAATAAGCCCCTTCGCCACCATTTACCATTAATGATTTTCGGCCATTGACATCATGGTAACCCATGTTTAAGTCCGTAGTTGCGCCGGAATAAGGTACATAGCCAGATAAATCACTTACAAAAGCAACTGTACCGGTACCATCTTGAAAAGTTATAGTGTTATTTGCTGTAGGCGTAAAAAAACGTAATGCAGTTTTAAAAGCAGTATTACCATAGTCAAAACCAGTAGATAGTTGTTTTGTATATTCATCTCCACTAGTATCAAAATATTTTATATAATAGCTAGAAATATCAGCTTTAAATTCTGAGTCTGCGGTATTACGCATTAATACATCTCGATCAGTTAAATGATTATCTAAATCGGTAACCTCTTGTAAAGTCTGAGATAAATTTAAACCTGTCAATAAAACACTTCTGCGCATCAATTTTTGTATGCCAGTACTTCCCACTACAACAATACTATCATTTAGATCTGTTGAGTTGTCAAGGCAATTCATTTTAATACGATCAAAACGTTGCGGTTTTGCTGCACAAGGATCCTGGGCAAAAGAAGTAAATCCTATCAATAATATTAGTAAGCTTAGTATTTTTTTCATGGTTTAATAAATATAGATTAATTTAATTTTATCATCTGTTTCGCAACCATTGTCGATTGTGATGTGGGTTGCATCTACTACAGTAAAGCCGATGACCTCACCGTTATTATTCATATTCTGAATGTCTATTACTTGTGCTCCTGCAGGAATCACAATTGATGGGATTGTATAATCAAAAACCATTTTCCCAATGGTTACAAGTCCACCAAATCCACTACCTAAAGAAGCTCGAGTAAAAAGCACCGGCAATAATGCATCTTGTAAATTGGCCACATTAACATGCACAACACCGTCAACAGAATACTGGGTGTAATCTTTCAACTCAGAAAGGCAAAGCTTCGAATCGTAAACGTTTACAATCTTCACTTTGTCCTGACGAACGACACCAGTGAAATTCTTGTAATATGGAATTCCGTTGAGCCTGAATTTTAGAGCATTTATGTTTTCAATTACTATCATTGTATAACTCGTGTTGAGAATGAACCTCCTTTTTTACTTCCACAACTGGAACTACATTCCCAAGTTGGATAATCATTAATACTTCTCTCAATGAACTTCACCACATCTTCCATCATTTTATTGGCTTCCTCACGTTTCTTGTAGTAAGTGCTTCTTCTGTCTTCCAAAGGAACCGGTGTTGAGAATGGTGTTGATTTAGCAACCATTCCGTGAGAGGTGGAAACTATTGGAGAATCTAATTGGAACCGGGCATAAGTGAAATAAGCCAACACACCACAAATTCCATCGTGTGCATACGGTTTATCCTCAAACTCATACTCACCGCCATTGATAAGCGAAGCAAAATTTGCTTCAGCTTTATTTTTCAGCAGATCATAATAGAACTCTTCACACACCAATGGCTTCAGGTCAAACTTCTGAGCCTCCTCGATGTACTTCTCAAACTCTGTTTCAGGAATACCAATGGCCACCTGAAGTAGTGCTGATACTTTTGCTTTATTAATTAGTAGGTTGAGAGCCATTTGTATCTGTATTAGTTGGTGCAATTATTTTTGGTTCTCCTAAAATCTGTTTGGCCACTTCATTTGAATATCCAAATATGTTTTCCAACATGGCCACTCCTGATTCATTTGTTGTTGTACCGGAAGCAACTGATTTTTGAATTTCAAGTATTGCAGTAACTCCACCAACAGAACCTCGAAGTTGTGCCTGAGCAGCTCGAATTTCTTTTTGTGCCAGTTGTTCTTCAGATTGTGGTTGTGGCGCTCCTGAGTTCTGACTTGCATCAACACCTTGGCCATAGTTCACTGTACCATCATCAAGTAATGAGTACTGTTTGATTGTCCATTTACCACTTGGATTGATATTGGCTTTGTAGTTTTTAAACAATTCAGCAAATGCCAATTCCAAATCTTCCTGGTCACGGGAAATGATAGCGTTGTAAACAGATTGTGCCTTAATCAAATCCTCTCCTGAAGTGTTACCAAGCTTTCCAGCTACATAATCCACCAACTGAGGTGGAATGTTTTTGAAAGCCTTACGGATAAAGTTTGCCGATGATGTTTCAAAGTGTGCAAACTTCTCAGCACGCACTTCATTTTTGATAGTGTCGAACTTAAAGTTCCCGGTCTTTTCTCTTTCATCGTCCCAATCGTCCTGAAGAATTAAAGTTGACGAAGCATTTTCAAAACCTGAAACCTTTTTTACATTCTCATCGAATTCGTCCTGGTCTTTCTTGTCATCAAACTTTCTGTGTCGGATAATGTTCGTGTCAGTAAATCCTCTTCGGGTTGTACCGCTGTAATACTTTCCAAGCTGGCTTTCTGTATCAGCGAAATCGAATGCTGTTTCAACTAATGATTTTGGATAAGTAGAAATGCTTGAGAACTTGAAGAAGAAAACTTGGCCAGCGTAATTTTGCCATCCACCTGCAGCATCAACTTGCGCTTGAATTACTTCATGTCTTGGATTGTAAACATCGTACACTTTGACATCTTCCTTTTTCAAATCACGTCCCCATCCTTTTGGTGATAGTGCTACCTTACCGAAATACTCTTTGCTGTCTTTTTTACCAACACGACAAAGCATGTAAGGGAAAAGCTTGTAGCTGTGTTTCTCATAGTTAGCATTGTACTGAACGTGCATAAAGAAACCCTGATGTCTTGATAACGGACCGCAAGCATCGAAAAGTAATTTGTTTGGAGAATATGGCAGCACACCGTTTGAAAGGTTTATGGCTGACATATCAACTTCAAAACCTGCACCACCTAAGAACCTTTCGTAAAGCCAAGCGCATTGGAAAGCAGTAGGAGAGCTGTTGATGAGATTTTCAATAATAGTAGGCTTGAGGTTATCATCTCCATTGAAGATAACCCCAAACCGTTTATTGAAAATTTCTTTGTCCTCCTCTTTATAGGAGTCAACTACTTTCGACTTTGCTTTCATAAAGAATCAGTTATTATTCTTGAGGACCTAATTCATCCAAAAGCTTTGTGATCGCTTCTTTTTTCAATTCGATAGCAGCTTCATCTCTTGGGTCTGCAGCTTCCAAATCTTCAAGTTCCTGTTCTGCCAAACCTAAGTCAAACTGAACATCTTCTTTGGTTCTTTCTCCAGTTCCGTCGCCATCATCTTCGTTTGGATCAACAATGGTTTCGTCTTTCACATCAAGTGATAATGCAATAAGCTCTTTGGCTTTGTCACCATCCAATTTGTTTACTGCAGCCTGAACACCGTCAACAGTTTTGGCTCTAGTTTTTACACCGATTTTCTCCAAAAGAGAAGTAGCCTGTTCGATGGTAAGTTTTTTGTCGCCTATCTCAACCAAGTTGTTAGGTGTGAATTTTACAGTACCATCTCCTTCTCCAGCGCCTGAGTTGTATGCTTCAATCAAAGCATCAACATCCTCTGGCATTTTAGAGAACAAAGCTTTGCGTTTTGGATTTTTAGCAAGTAACTCAACAGCGATTTCATCTGTCATGTTTGCATTGCTGTACACTCTTGATGTTCCTGGTACCGGAATAGTCGTCATACCTTTCAGAACGAAATTTGATTTTTCTTTAGTTTCCATGATTTTGTTAGTATTAAGAGATTTTAATTTTTTGATGTAACTGGGTAATTTGTTTGGACAGGTTGAGCAAGTCTCTCCGTAAATTTTGAAGTGTAGGGAAAACACATAAGTCAAAAAAGGGACACCGTTATCTTTACCGCTCACGATGGTTTGATAGTCAGTATCCCAAATCTTTTGAAGTTTTGCTTTCTCCTCTTGGTTAAGGTGCTGCAGCGAATTCATTTTCTGTAATCCAGGTTTCGATTGCTTCAAGACCACCTTCCATGATGAACAGTTTCAGACCGGTTGCTTCTTCCTCTCCCTCTTTGGTAGCACAAATGATATTTGTTGTACCTGAGTTTGCTGAAGAATCATAATCATCGTTAGTGATTTTCATTCCGCTTTCAAAACCTGCAATTTCATATTTAAGCTCTCCAGCTACACCACCATCGATTTTTTTGGAAATCGTTACGATACGTGCACCTTCCACAAGCTCCTGAATTCTTTCTCTTTCGTTCTCACCTTTGTAGATGACAACCACCTCATCAGTATGAGTATAACCGTTACCAAAGTCTCCAACTACTAAAGCATGTTTAACCTTGTGGGTTTTGTCATTGCCTCGTACTTTGTAGATTTTTTTATCTTCTTTCAAAATAAGTGCGGTAACAGTAGTATTTCTGTTGGCCAGTTGAGTGGCTTCAAAATCAATATCTTTCCAATTGATTGCCCATTTTTCCTCAACTCCCTGTTTAGGTTTGTATCCGCATTTTCCTGCGAAGTCCCCTGCTAAGTCTACATTACAATCGTCTGCCATGATAAAAAGTATTAAAGGGAGTTGTTACACTCCCTTGATTATTATATTGCGGCTTTCATCGCATAAGGGTTCACCATTTTAAAGTCTAACATGTAGTTAGCTTTAATCCAAAACTCCTCTTTGTCTCCGCCGATGTACTCCATCACGATGTTTTGTAAAGAAGCTGTATCATCAACACCTACTTGTAAGTACTCTTTACGAGTCAACAAAGCAAAGTGAGGTAAGTGGATTGTTGCATTGTCACCGGCACCGGTAACGAAGTCTGCTTTTTTCCAACGATCATAGTGTACAACCGGAACCAGTTTCTCTCCATCAACAGAAACATCTTTGATACCTTTTTGAGTAAGGTCAACCGCTTGTTGCAATCCGTAACCGTTTGCACGTTTAACCCACTTTTGGTAGTTTTTGTAAAGTCTGTTTGAAGTCAAAAAGATATCTCCATCGAAATCATACACATCATCTGTGATTGATTCGAAAAGATTCAAAGCATACTCAGTTGGTAAATCCAACTGGTCAAACATCGCCCCTGTGTTTCTGTCAAGTTCCACAAAAGCATCTTCGAACTCAGGAAGAGTTTTCAAGTATGCCAATGTTGGAATCAAACCTTTGTCGATAGAATTGTAGAATGCTACTTTTCCAGCTTCGTCACCAAGGATATCCTGAGTAGCAATATCTTTGTCAGCCATCAAAACAATACGTTGTAAATCCAAAGCCATAGCCTTAGAAACAAGGTCTTGAATGAATACACCAAGAGCAGTTCCATCAAGGTCTTTTCTTTTGTATCCGTTGTTCAATCCCCATTGTATGAATGAAGCTTCAAAATCTGAGTAGCAATACTGAATTTTTACCTCTTGTAAAGTTGGATTCCAAAATTGTGAGAATGCTGGGAACTCAGGAGAGATACCATCACCACCACAACCTGCTGATTTTTTTGTTACATACTCGAATCCCTTCATAGCTGCAACTTGCTGTCCTCCCTTTATACCTGGTACAATGGTGAACATATTTTCCGTTGGCTCATAAAAAGTATCATTCATTACCACTTCACGTAGGTCTTGAATGTATCTTTTATCATCCGCCAAATCTTTGAAATTGTCTATTAATTCCATAACAGTAGTAGATTAAATTATTTTATTTTTTACGTTCGTCTCTCAATTTTTGGGCAGCCTCAGGATTGTAAGCTTTTTTTGCTCCTTTTCCTGGTTCATCTTCTGTCTCAAACTCATCAGCTGGTTTCCCGGTTACAAGTTTTTTAGTAGCCACGATTTGATCTGCTAGCAGATTAAATGCTTTCTCATTTTCCTTTTGAGTAGTTGCCTGACCTTTCAAGAAAGTATCAAACTTTTTACTCAAAGCATTTACTGACTGCATTACTTCTGCAACAGTAGGGTCTCCAGATGGCGGTGCATCTTTGATTTCGGTAATTGCTCCTGAAGCAGTTACCATTGAGCCTCCATCAGGAAGCATGTGTTCGCCATCAGCGACTGGCGCTCCTTGGTCATCCACTACTGGGTCACCAACTTGCGGTTGTTCGGCTTCTGTTTGAACGGTAACGATAGAACCATCGGCAAGAGTAACGTCTATGTCGAATTTGTTATCGTTTTTGTTTTTATCAGCGCCAAACTTTTTAGAGAATTTTTTAAAAAAGTCCATATCAAATTTGTTTAAGGATTTACGATCTGCATAAGTGTTGTAACGTTCAAAGAAGTCCATTACAATCTCAGGTTTTGTAGAAATCATTTCGAAAACTTTTGGGTTTTCATCAAGGAAGTCTGTAATAATGATACCTAAGTCATTAGGATTTGTATTGAAAAGGGCATCAGTGGCAGCGGGGTCATCAACCAAATCAACTGCTTTGAACTTTTCAAGATTGTGTAGTGTTTTTACCTTGCCATCAATAGGTTTTTCGTAGGTTTCTGAGAAGATGTGGATTGAATTACCGAACATATCAGGATTGGTTTCTGCCATATCCATTATGTAGTCAAACATCATTATTCCTTTGCCCTCAACTGATGTTTTCTTGGTGATGTTGTCAAGGTGTAGGTCCGCAAACACATTCCCATCCTTGGTAGAGAAGTTTCTGTATCTTCCAATGTACGTTCCAAATGAAGTAGCGCACATATTCGGGTGTCCGAACCTGGACTTGATACCTCCTTCAGCTTCATTACCATGTTTTACCAAATCATTCAGGAACAAATCATCGAAATAGCTTCCGTTTTTGTTATCTCCGAAACTGGCCACACAAGTATTTTTAAGAATACCGTTTTCTCTATCCACATTGATGTTTTGGGAAGAGAAGTTTGGAAGTGCTTTAAAATATTTTTGATTCATTACAGTAATAAATTTTATTACTACAAATGTATATGGTATTTATAATGAAAAAGGTCAACACGTTTTGACCATTTTTGTATATTTGTAATATGATATTCGTTTACAGCACATTAATAATCGTAGGACTAGCACTCAGTTACCTTTGGGTGAAGTTGGTGTTTGCTGTGTTTGGTTATATCCACCGGAGAAGAAATTCAAATCCATACATCAATGCTGAGAAGCTGAAAATCAAAAATGAAAAGGATTACGATAAGTATTTGAAGTGGATGGATAAAAACGGTAAAGGTGTACCGATGCCAATGTTGAAAGCTCGTGAGGAACTTATAGCTGAAAGCAAAATTACTGAACTATTCCGATAGTCGCTTGACTATCTTCTTAACTGAACTCCAGCTGATTCTCTCTTCTTCAGCAATGAAATGATAAGCACATAAGTTACACACATCTTCAGCTTTTAATTCAGCGTAACGCTCCATTATCTTTATGTTCCTTGACCAAGACGGGTCTACAACACCAAGCTTTTCTAGTTGCTTGATCTCTTTCTCAAGATGTTTTAACTTGGTGTATAACATAGTTCAAATATAGTAATAAATTTTATTACCATTTACCAACTGGACACTTATAATCTTTTGACCTGACAGCAGTTGACAATGGACATCCACAACCTCCTTTTGTTTCATCACAATAATGCCCCTGAATTTTCTTTATGGCCATATCAGGAAGTATGGCCGAATGCAATCCATAAGAAGCGATCGGACACTCCGCACAAATGTCCGCTCGTTCTTTGGCCAACTTCTTATTGGCTGCATCACCTCCAAAGAAGTAATTGCTCCAACCGTTTATAATATCTTTTGCTTTACCCATGATTCGCTCCTTGTACTACGTTTTTGTATTTATCATTTCCTTTGTGAAAATCTTCATAACTCAATGCCGGTGGTGGTAACAATAGATTTGCTTCTCCAATCTTGGTAGCTAACAGATCATAATCAATGATGTTGACTTTTGAAGCTGAAGCACTCAGGCTCGATGTTATTCCTGCAGATGCAATTCCACCGGAAGCAAACTTCTTACCTCCACCAAGTTCATTTATCCAAGAAAGCAATCCACCAAACATTGAAGTTGACTTCTCGTTTATCACACTTTCTCCATTAGACAACATTGCAGGAACACTATCACTGGTTCCTGTTCCCGGTCCAACAACTTTACCACCGCTTGCAAGTTTAACTCCTGATATCTTGGCAACGTTCAGCGCTCCGAATGCTCCAGCTTTTAATGCAGCCAATTGTGCTCGAACAATAGAAGTCGGGTCACCTGGTAGCAATTGTGATAGGTAGGCTTTCTGAATGGAAAGTATCATATCGATTGTGGCCAATAGTGTAGAAACTCCTTTGTTCTCTCCAAAGAATCCAGTCATCAAAGCATTGATATCTCCAATGGCCTGACGTGTGTTATCAATCTGAGATATGCGGGATTGTGTTTCCAATTTGTTTTTGGCAGCGGCATACTTCTTATTGATGATATCAATGTCTGCTCCAGTTTTTTCAGTAGCAGCTATGTCAGCAATACGTTGTTGTTCCAATCTATCCAACTGTATAGCAAGGTTATCTTGGAAAAGCAAATCTTCATAGGCACGTTGATTCTCTAAATCGATAGCCTTTTGCTCAGTGTCCGCTTCCTTACGCATTGCCAAGTCTTCATCACGTTTGGCTTGGTAGTCATCCTGAATAGTTTTAATAGCATCCTGATATTCAGTTTCAGAACTAATACCCTGGTCGAATTTGATTTTCTCAAATGCCAATTGCTGTGCGAGAATGTTATCAAGTCGACGTTGCTCTTCTTGAAGAACCATTTCAGAAAAGAATTTCTGACTGTCGATTTTTGATTTGTTAGCATCAATGAACGCATTCAATTCACGTGAAGCATTATCCACAACCAATGCTGATTGTTTCTTCAATAACTCATCCTTGGCATTGTTCTGAGCTATTAACAGCTTCAGTTCATCCGATTTGTTTTTCGCTGAGGCATTGAATTCCGCTTGGGCAATTTTAAGTTTCTTTTCGCTTACCTGTTCTGCAAGTTTTACTTCTTGATCAAGTGTTTTGGCCTTGATACCTTGTGATGATATCAACAAATCCAATTCAGCTTTGAGTAAGTTAGTAGCTTCATCAAGTGCTTTCTTTCTCAATTCAGCTTGTTTGCTGGCTCGTGCCTCTGCTTCAGCTTGTGCTTTCTCAGCAAGAGCATTTTGTCGATTGATAATTTTCTCCTGTTCATTTGTGGAACGGGCATAGATATCAGTTTTAGCATCCTCAGCTTTGGCCAACATGTCAACTTCTTCCTGAGTAATTTTACCAGCGTTCAATAGTTTATAGGCATATTCCAAACCAACCTTTTTTAAGTTGGCAATTTCCTGTTCGGTCAATGCTCCTTTGATTCTTGCGTTCTCAATTGCCTGAGCATATTCCTGGTCCGCTAGTTTTGAATTGGCAGCAAAGTTATCTCTATTGATTTGCTCCGCTTTTTTAAGAAGATCTATTCTTTCCTGCTCAGTCAATGCACGGTTTTTGGATTGAGTTATCAATCGTGCAATCTCTGCTTCTTGCTTTTTGTTTAAGCTACTTTGTACTGCTTGGGAATCGGCAAGGTCTTGTTGTGCAGCTTTTAAAGTTGCAGCAGCTCTTGCAGCATTCTCCATTTCTTTACCAACAGCTTTGAGCGTATCTATGGGATGCGCAATGAAGTCACCTATTTTGCTAAAGAGGTCCCCAACCGATTTCAGGTTTGATATAAAACCAACTATCACTTGTTGCACTACACGAATGGCAGCGCCAAAACCAGCGAAGCCTTGCTCTATCTTATCAATAAGCGGGTCAAAGGTTTTGAAGTAACCAATCAATAAGGCAATCACGATAAGAATTGCACCTACACCAGTTGCTGCAACTGCCAAAGCAAATATTCTCATTGCACCGGTTCCGATGTTTGTAGCCACTGCCAAACCTTTTTGAGCAACACCCATTCCTTCCGTTTCTGCTGAAGCCGTTTTCATGCCTTTCCAATTCGCTGTGATAGCATCAGTGAAAGGAGATATAACTTTGGTTCCGGTATCATATACTTTTGTTAATCCTGAAAGTTGTCCACTATATTGGCCAGTTGCATCGAACGCTTCCATGATGCCTTCCTTGTAACGGCCGATGTTCAGGATGCGCTTATCTTCTTCAGAACCTGTTTGTCTCAGAAATGCAGTATGTTCTTCAGTTTTCTTATTGAGCTTATCCAATAAGTCGGCTTCTTCCTTTACATTCACATTCAACTCATCTTTCAGTTTGTTGATCTCCGTAATGGATTGCTTTGCTTTTATCCTGGTGCTGTTCTCCTCAGTCAAAAGAAGATTGACTTTTTCAGAAATGGGTATAGCTTTACCGTTGGTGGTAACCAATGCCTGAAGTACTTTCTGATTATTGTTATATTCAGATGATAGCTTCTTCATGGATGCTTCCAGTTTGATAGCTGCTTCAGAATTTCCCTCTCCTGATTTCTTCAGCTTATCCAATTCCTCTCGTGAACTGGCCAAGCTATCTTTCAACTCTTTTGATTTTGCTATGACAGCATCAGTTCCCAAGTCAAGTTCTAGTAATTTTACTTTTTCTGCCATGGCTATATTGTGTATTCGTTAGACTCTTTAGTTCCTATTTTGATTTGTAATTTCAATGCATCTCCAAATATTCTGCTGACGCTGTGATTGATTGAAGTTGTTGTTGCTGTACCATTATCTGAGTAGCCACTCCAACCTCCGAATGTTACTCCAAAGATTCCACTTGGTACCGGAGTTTTATAATTCTGAACCTGTACATTTCTTGGAAGAACTGCATCTGTTGTGAAGTCAATTTGGTAAGTCTGAGTTAATCCGTTTTCACTTAACAGCGTTACGTTTGTAATTACCAATTCCGATGGCGATATTATTTCACATGTTCCAGTATTCTCGAAATAAACTACATTTGAATAAAGTGTGCCGATATCTAAACCTTCTATGTTCATGCTCATCATATAGTAATTTCCACCTTCCATTGTAAATGAAACTGTATTCGTTACTCCAGTGTTGGTTACCACTTCCTCATGCACAAAGATTGGATCAGGTGGAAAGAATGGAGGTGTACCGAAATCATTTGGCTCACAAACCAAATTGATGTTTGTACCGATTGTAGCATCAGTAGAGTAGGTAACTGTAATAACACAGCCATCTACCGTAAAGCTGTCGATATGGATATAAGAAGCAGTATTCTCCGGTGGACCGCTCGAAGCTGTTTTTTTGTAATCCACTTCAAGTAGTTCGCACTTGGTTATATTTCCTTTTATGAAATTCACAATCTTGTTGACCAGGTAATACGATGCCAATTGTTTCACATAAATCAATTTTTGAAAATCGTATTTATTAACTACAACCGGTGATAAGTTGAAGTAGCCATCTACCATTTTGCCTTTATCCAAAATGCTTTCTATGGCTGGATAATTGGCTGCTATTATATTCTGAAAATTCAAACCTGTATAAGTCGCAAACGGAACAGTTGTAACGGCCATCTCTGTATTTAATGATTCAGAAGCAATGGTTGTTGTTGTTAACATGTTTTGGAATCTCAGGAAATAAAATCTTCCTGAAAGGTCTTTGTACTTTATGGTGCTGTCTTCCTGAAGTTCCTTTTCCCAAATTTTATAAATATTCACAAATTTTCCTGCCATAGAACTTGTTTCCAACTCAGGACTGTAGATTTTTGAAACAATGATATCAACATCTTCCTGCAGGTTCTCATCATCAATGGTAATGTAGCCATCGTTGTGCGTGTCATTTTCAGTATTGTATTTATGTCGGAAGTTGTTACGCTTGGCATACTTACCGATTTTGTATTTCTCATCGCCTTTGGAAACAAAATAATCGCTCCAGTCATCAACGTTTTGATTGGCAAGAACAGTATCTAGTTTTTTATATACGATATGGTCTTTGTATTTATCCTTGAAAGCAGTAAGGCCTCCACGAATCATAACTTCTTTCAGGAAGTCAGTTGCTTTGAAATCAACCAGCGCTGCTTCAAAGTTTGCTTCATAACCTAAGATATAATCGAGATAAGTTGCGACTGCACCTTCAGCTCCAATGGTACCATAGTTGTTTCGAGTGATAGTCAGTATATCATTAGCATTGCAAGCTATGAGGATTTCCTCATCAATGTTTCCGTTTATGGTTCCACTGGCCACAACTGTATCAACTCCTGAAATTAATCGTTTCAAAAACCATACAACTGAACCATCTGCTCCACTGGAATCCCATGTTCCTGAAACCTTCAATCTAAAAGTACCACTTACCAATATCTTAACGTGGTCATTACTGTAGAACTCTCCGTGAGTTGCTGTGAATGTATCGTGAATCATAACGTTGTATGAATCGAAGTCTCCCAAATCTCCTATCAAAATAGAACCTTGGTGTGTTACTTCCTCCACTGTTGGAACCAGTGTTGGAACTGGTTTTGGAAATGTCATAAACCAAATCAAGAAATCATTTGTGTTGAAGTAAGCACCCGAGTAAGTCATACCGGCATACAAATGTATTTGGTCCCAAATGTAACTTACCCTTGCACTAGGCACTTGGTAGTCTGTATTGATTTCGATAGGAGTACCGCCTCCGGTGACAAATTTATTCTTGCCATTGTAATCGGCAATGGCATAAAAGTATGGCATCGTGTTTCCCCAGCTGGCCACAATGTTGTCCAAACTCTTTGCATGGTTCAGGTCAGCGATTCCAATCTCAGTAAGTGATTTGTTTTCTATTCTTCGATAGAAGTCGATGATGCCATCATAAGCATTTACCTCATAGCCTTTCTTGCCTGCCAATGATACGTTTGCCCAACCCTTGTAAATCAAATGCTCTCCACTATCTGCATCGATTAAATCAAATTCATTTTTCTGATATGGAATGTTGGATTGATTGCCTGTTAAGTAAACACCTTCCATTGCTCTGACGTTCTTGGCTGTTGGTGGCACAATGAATTTATGAGCGAAGTTTGATTGTCGAGTGTCCAAGTCTGCAAGATCATTAACCTGTTTGTTATAGGCAATGTCCCTGCTGTCGGCAAGCTCAATCTCATTTCCGTTTATGTAAGCCAAGTAACTCATAGTCTCATTGGATTTCGTGTAGGTAAATCAAATTCAAAGTAGGCGTTGTATCTTTCCTTGCTGTGATCATGAATCAAAAAGTTTGAAGTCTTCAGAGTAACTTCAATCCAGTCATTAAGATTTGCCTTTGCAAAGCGCTCTCCTGTGAACATCAATATTTTGATACTGTCAGTAATTCCCTCAAGTAGTATTTTGTCCTCTCGGTATATCCGTTCTGAAGCCACCTTGATAGTTTCATCCGAAACCTTTGTTGTCTGAAGCGTAGGTGAAATGGTGTCTTCAATGTTATTGAAATCATTTTCCAGCTCTACACCATATTTGGAACGTCGGTTTCTAAAGTGCTTATCTGAGAACAGCCAATAGTTCCAACGGCCATATTGATTCAGGAACTTGATATACACACCGCATGTAGCTTCCACTTTATCCAACAATAGATTTATATCCAATGGCGCTCCTTCTAAATCAAATGTCAATCTGTTTGTGCCAACAGTCAATGGAAGAAAGTCTTCAAGCGATATCGAAGTATCTCCATCACAAAAGAATAAGCTGTTGACTTTTGCCGCAGGTTCGATTGTTGTATCGAGTCCATTGGTGGTATTGTTTATCTTAACTGTTCCTGGTGTAAACAATGCAAAGGATAATTCAAAAGGATATCCGTCGAAGTATTTCATCCTAACGGTATTGTTGGTTCTGTTATCCACCGGAGAAAGAATAACCAAAGGATTTCCAGCGAATGCAATTTCGTTTTTCTTCCACTTCTCCAATTGCTCCACGCCAGCGATGAACTTAATATCTCTTGTGATGCTTTCTGTACTTTCATCAGTGAATGTGATTTCGATGGTAAGCGTATCTTCAAGATAGCATCCGTCAGTGACATCAAAAAGGAAAGTGGATATGTCACCGGGAGTTAAATCAGTTACCAAATCATCTACAAAGTTCTTGGTGTTGATCTCCTTAATGATGTAATCCTTCAGGTTGAAATAGAATTTGCCTGATGGATTTGGATATATAAGCGCATCAATGTTGAACCCTGTGATGTGAGCTGTAGATGGTGTCAATACAGAATTAGAACTGAACTCAATAATGTTATTCAGGTAGGCATACAGCAGTTTGTCTGTAGCGATGTCTTTGGTAAATGTTATAGCCATTGTGCAAATTTTATAAGTCCATAAATCCAAACGAATGCACCCCAATGAAGCGCATAGGTGATTACTATTCTACTGATTGTATTCCTGCGGTTTTTGATTCTTGCTCTCATTATGCTACCTCTTTAAATAATTGTACTACATCCGATTGTATTCTGCTCAAATAGATTTCTCCCAACTCATTGACCATATCGTAAATGTCTTTGGCCAAGAAGTCATCCACTACACTTGATATCACTTGCCCTGCATTATACTGGTTCGGTACTGTAATACCTTCCGTTGCAATCTTTCGGGCAATCAAGAACGCGAACTGTGATTTCTTTTCCCTGAAGATAGCTGGCAATGATGTCTTGTTTTCTATCCATTCCTCAATTGCTTGTCTTGGAGGAAACTTGCCCGGTTCTCTTCCATGTTCCATAAATTGAGAATGGAAAGCACCGAACATGATTAACTTATCATTGTCAACCCTTGCCTCCAACTCAGAAGCATAATCTCCTGAAGCACGAAGTCCAAGCTCATCATACTTGGCAATCAGTTTCAATCTCAGGCGCTCGAGATACTTTGCATATATGGCTTCCTTTCTTTCCATTAGCTATGATACATTGAGAATCGCACTTTGATTCCATCAAGGTTATTATCATAGATGTTCTCAATTTCTGTTTTGCTCCACTTTTTAACAAGCCATCCATCACAATCTGCAAGATCATCACGAAACTTGTTGGCCAAAGCTTTCAGGTTCTTGATGTGAGTGTCGAACTTATACTCATAACTCTCATCGCTCATCATGGAAGAAGCCAATATCAAAAGTTCTCCGGTGTAGGTTGTTCCATCGACAGCTGAGTAATCATTCAACACATCGTCTTCATCCACCCAAAGCAATTTGAAATACTTGCTTCTCTCTACGAATGGAAGTAGACCATCTTTGGCATGATCACACAAGTTTTGCCAGTGGTCTTTTCCATAGGCATAATGGAACAACGGCAATGCTGGTTCCGGTGCATTGTAACTATTGACCAGGTCTTCTATTTTTTGCTGCAGCATTTTCTTGATATTTAGTATTAATCTCATTTACCTTGTTGGAACATGCCAGCTCTCGGAATATAATCGAGTATGGCAGTTTCATATACTCATTCTGTTTTGTCAGGTCAGGACATAAAATCCTGAGTGCTGTGTAATATCCATAATCGGCTAACTCTTTCGCTCCTGCTTCAATTTCCTCATTGCTAAGCTCTGACTTCAGTCTTTCTTCTTCAGCGGCATTCAGTATTTTCAATTGCTCCATTATCCACGAGTAGCAGCTAAACACATTCAGGACTTCCAATTGCATGAACTGAACTTCATCTATGCTATAAACCCGTTTCATAACCTCAAACAGATTCTCTTCAACTACATTTTTCCTAATCAACACGATATCTTCCCAAGGCAAATTCCAAAAGTTCCTTGACTTTGGATTCACGTTTCGATGTCTGAAACGTTTCCTGGTCCTGAGGATTGGATTAGGTTTGATATAGTTCTTAATCACATCATTTATGAATTCCCTTTGCTCATCATTGAATGTAGCATAGTGAATCATTCTCGGTCTTGACAATAGCAGCTTATCTAAGTTGTAGACGATTTTCCCCATGTTCCTGTTGGTTTAGCATCATAATAAGCGAAATAACCTCCTGCTTCAGTGATGTGGTCAAAGCCACTCAACTTGTCAGGTTCTCCATTTTTGTACGTTTGTTTCTCCAAAGCTTCTGTATACACCGGACATTCATCTGTATTGCAGTAATAAATTTTATTACCATGAGTATCTAAAAAACCGATGTTTACTGTATTAACACGATCTTTCACAAATGGATTTTTAGACAACTTACGCACTACGAACTGTGCTCCCTTCAATAAATCTATATCGGACTTTCCACTTGACTTTCGATTGTCTCCTGAAGCATCAGGGTAAATGATAATCTTATGTTTTGGATATTTTGTTTTGATAAGTTCAATCAATTCAGGAGTATCATAAGCATTAACAAACTCATCGACTGCAGTCTTGATTCTTACCTTTTTCCTGATCGTAACAATTTGGCCATACTCAAGCTCTCCGTTTACAATAACATTTGGCCTATGCTTCCAGTCAATCTCTTTCTCATCTACCACGTGCACAACTGCATTCATCTTGGTAACGTTGAAATCCATTCCGATATGAAGAACGTCGCTTGCTTCAACTTTTCGGTTTGAATGATTGTTCACCCGGTTAAAGCGATGGTAAACTGTACCACTGGTCAAATTTACAAATTCTCCATTAAGATACGCTTCCAATTGTTGAGGCGTATAACTCTCTTCCAGTGTTTCAATGTAATCATCGGGTAAAAACGGGTTGTCCTTTGTTTTTCCCTTTATGATACGTCGATTGGGCTTGTTATCTTTTACAAAGAAATTGTATGCCCATTTGAAACCTTCAGGCGTTCCAACCACATCAGTCTTATTCGGTTCGCCATTGGGTAATCTCTTCCGGTTACGTGCAATTATCTTCTTGAATGCAATATCCATATTCTCAGTAGAAAGTAAATCAGTCTCATCAATCAAACTATATCCAACCTCATAACCGACAATTCTATCGGGATTCATAAGTGAACGCATGATTATCTTTCCGTATGGTGTGTAATAAGTGTGCTTTGATTTATCCAATCGGTAACCACATCCCATCTCTTTCATTAGGTCCTCGAACCGTTCATAGGCCACATCTTCAATAAGTCCGTAGGTTGGCATGTAATAGGCAACGGCAATGCCAGGATACTCAAGTTTCTTTTTGATAACCTTTAGTATTCCTGCCTGAGTTTTACCCGAACCATATCCAGCAATGAGGGCGGTATGCCTTGCTTCAGATTCCAAAAACTCTGCTTGGTGTACTAATACATCAATCTCCTTTTCCTGTGGCTGCATGGACTACTTTGAATTTAACTGAGGTTACCTTATCCATGTTCAAATTGATATCTTTTGGCAATTCAAGGCCTTCCAGTTTGATGATTTCTTTCTCAACAGCCATAATTGCCTGAATGCCCTGTGGCGTTCCTTTGTATTCATCCTTCAGGGTTTTAACCAACTGCTGAAGCTTGGCTATTTTCATTTCACGCTTCATGTCTATTTTTACACCTTCTATCTTCTTCCAGCTTTCATATGCTTCACGGACATAACGCTGAGCTTGGCGAACATCCAATTCCCATTTCTCAACGATATTCTTAACGATAAGGTTATCCTGCACACCTTCAATTATCCAACCTTGGACAATGAATAGGCGTTTCTCCTTTTCGATTTTTGTTGCTCGTGCAATTGCTTTCTTGGCTTCTTTGTCTGAGGTACTCATTCGTCAGGATATAAAGCGTTAATGATTTCGATAAGGTCTTTCTGTTCCTGAATGACTGCTCGAACTCTTGCTGCTTCTTCCTCACGTTTTAGTTTTACTGACTCAGGTATATTGTCTAAAGTAGTCGACTGTAAGGTTTCCAAAAGCGCTATTTTATTCAGCAATCGTGCATTCAGTAAATTCTTTACCGGTTTGATTGTAGATGTCATAATTTCTAAATGCTTTTTGTCTTCCATTACCCTGATGTATGAAGCATCAAAGTTATGGAAAAAATTATATTACTCCTTGTTGTTTCTCAATCTGAATCATTTCCTTTGATTTCCAAGCATTGGTAAATTGCTTATCCTTGAATAGCTTGCTGAAGCCAGTAATATGTTTCAGCTTCAATAGTTCTTCAGGTTCCATTCCCAACTCATTGCAGATGTCATGGTCTTTCCATCCGTTCTTCAGCATCTCATAAACCATGTTGCTCATTCCATTGATGGAGTGTTCCCCTCTCGCTCGATTATGTCGGACCGTCGATGCCATTCGATTGTTGATATCGGAATTCAACACAACTATTGGCAGCAGTCCAAGATTACGCTCAAGGATATCAGGTTTGCTCTTGCAAGTGAAGTACCGGTGAAAGCCATCGACAATGATGTACTTATCAATCTTCTCATCATAGATGGTAACGATTGGCTGAGTGTAACCATCATGCTTGATGGAAGTGTACAGTAAGCTCATTTCCTTTCCTGCAACGCTATTCGGGTTGTAGTCGTTAGCCTGTACCATTTCAATTGGCACCCAACGCACCAAATCAATAGGCTGAGATTTCAATGGCGATAGTTGATTTAATACCTTTTTCAAGTACTCAATCATTATAACCTTGTATTGATCAGCACCGTCATGTGAATTGAATATGTCTGTTATTTGACCTGCTATTTGAATTATATTATCCATGGATGAATTTATTACGTTTCTGTGGCAATATGCCTTTGTTGTTGAAATGGCGCCAAGCATTCAGTTCAGGGTTTCGCTCCCAGTTGCTCAGCTTGGTAAACTCGAAGTCATTCACAACGACAGTAGTGACCATCATCTTGTAAAGACCGTTTTTGTGATGCACCAGGTTCTCATACTTCTTTTCCAATGCTTTGAACTTCTTGGCATATACTTTCCTTTTGGCCTCATCCGTAATCAAGTTCTCAAGCAAGTAGAAAGCGTACTCTCTCCAGTTTTCAAATGCTTCAGGCAAATCGGTGATAGCTGCTATTGCATCATTCTTCAGGTGCTTGATTGTATTGATGCCTGATAGTCTTCGGGAAAGCTTCTCCCATGTCTCAGGCTCTACTTCCTGAAGATACAGCAAAGACTTGAGCGCTGTCTCATGGTGTAGGTTCGACACCCGCATGTTCTGAATCTTGATGCCATGACGATACTGTGAATTGTAGATATCATTGTATGGCCAACCATTATCGTGAATGGCTTTCCATACGTCAACATAAATCCAGTCGTAGATCGGGTAGAAGGTAAAGTGCTGTTTCTTCTTATTCAGGATTTTGCCATAAGTGATATGCTTGTATGTTGCTGCAGTTGTTAAGGCAACGTATCGGGTAGGGGATTCTTCACAGCGAACTCCTGCAATGTAGCAAGCTTTATCATTCGGATAGTAATAGTCAAGCACCTTGGTAAACATTTCGTGGAAGCGCTCAGTTCCGAATACATTCTCTTTGATGCTGATTGGGTCTTTCTCACGCATCCATTCTTTTCCAGGTTCCCAACATTCCAACCATTCCTCTGTATGGCTTGTAGCGTTGAATATCTTGAAGTGCATCTGCAACCATATTGGATTGACTTCGGGCATGTACATTATTTCCCGAACATGATCTGCCGTACTTTGAAACTCTGCTTCCTGGTCCAACCACATTACGGATAGTGGAAGTCGGTTTCTTTTGCGAGCTTCCTCGAGTGCAAGATTGAATACTACACAACTATCTTTTCCACCGGACATACCAACAACCACATTCGGAAACTCATCGAATAGGTATGATATCCTTTTTTGTGCATCCTCGTAAACGTTTATTTTTTGGTATATCTTCATAACGTGGTTCGTGTTATTACTGAATGCTTCATTCTTCCGATGGTATGTGTTACTTTATAGCAGCATCCATCGATGCAAAGAGTTCCGGTACCAATCATTGCAACTATCCTATTGAATACTTCAATGCTATTGGCATTCTTATCAATGAGAATTGCTGTACCTGGTCGTGATGGAAAGACTTCTGTCCATTCGTTAGCTGCTATGAATTGCTCTATACTCATCATTAGGAGTTTTTGACTTGAAACTCATTGCCACACTCAGGACAAATCATGTCCAATGTTTGAGCAATGCCATTTCCCATACTCATGTTGCCTTGTGCTTTCTCCATATCCTCAGCTGTAACATCATCAGTATTGAAGCTTGGAGATAAGTTTGGATTGAAGTTCTCTGCAGGTAAGTCAAGTCCGAACTCGATTAATTCTTCACTTCCAAACTCAGACTTCAGTATTTCCCAATCCCACTCTCCAAAATTGTTGTTATCCTTAATGACGAACTCACGTTGTTTTTCTTCAGACCAGTCAACTTTTAGCGTTGGAACAGTAATCCATCCTGCTTTTTCCATTGCTTTAAGTCGCATGTTGCCACCAAGTACTACATTATCCTGATTGATAATGATAGGCCTTGCCTTTGCCATTTCAGGAAAGTCCTGTAATGACTTGACCAGTTGGTTAAACTTGGCTTCTGAGATATTTCTAGGATTGTGGTCGTTTGGTTTTACTTCTTCAATTTTGAGATGGATGACTTTCATTTGGTTATGGTTTTGGGTTATTGATTACGACTTTGATTGACACAAAAGTAATAAAATTTATTACAGTTAGAAATAAAAAAAAGCTTCCCGATTAAGAGAAGCTTTTGCTGTATGATGTAAATTGATTTACCTTGTCTGTCTGAGCCTGACCAGTACGGGTGTTACTACCTTGACTGACTGCGTTCCGGTGGGCACTATGGATAACCTGTAATATTTATACGGTGACCCTGTGACGATGATTGCAGTACTCTGTGTAGCGGTATCAGTAACGGTATAAGAAGATGGACTTCCAACGTCATTGTAACTGACTCCATTGACCGAGCCTTGAAGCTTGACTGTTGCTGCACCTGTTCCTGATATCTTTGTGAACGTTGGCTGGACTACTATGGTATCCTGATAACCATCTATGATGGCATACTGATACTTTGTAGTTGCATTTGTGATTGTGTCCGTGACTGCATGTTCTACAGCTGACTTGAAATTTCCGACTCCATTGGTTATTCTAAACGTTTGGGCGGGTGCAATGGTGACGACCATTAGCAAAATGAGTAATGAGAAAATGTTTTTCATGTTACATGAGTTTAGTTTATAAATGTTTTAACGTTGGTCAAATATAGTAATAATTTTTATTACTGTCGAAGTAGTCAATTGATGTTATCTACTTGAAATGAAAAATGTCTGTGTTTATTGATATCAGATAATACCATACCCAAGCACCAAGGAGGTATAATACCACCAATGCTGCTTTGATGAAAAGGATTCGATTGCTGTTGACAGGTCGTGAACCTTCAAAGGCTTTTAGTTCTCTGTATTCTTTGATGGCTCCATATGAAACAGCTCCAAAGTATACTACGACGAAAACGGTTACTGCTAATACGATGATTATATTCATTCTTTTGGTTTTAAATTGATAATGGTTTCTTTGTTCGGGTCCATCAGCTTTGTATAGATATGGCCAAGAGGAAAGTTCTTTTCCAGCCTCTTGTGAAGTTTGTTGTGCTTACCGCATAACCAAAAGTAATGGCTGGTATCTATGAATTCTGAGGGCTGCATCTTTTGTCGCCAATAGTATGGCGCAATACCGTAATCACGAACCTTAGTACCATTACAACATCCTTTGGCCAAACAAAGCCATTTGACTGTATCATATGGAACCAGATCGAGCTGTTCTCGATTCATGCTTCTCAATTCTTTGATTGCCTTTTGTTCATCTGTCATAACATCGAGATTCTCTCTCTCGAAATAACACCGGGAACAAACCGTGTGGGTATCATCAATCCACCAACACGGTTCTCCTGAAGCTTCTATACATTGTTTGCAGTTATTATCAGTACAACCGCAATGAATACAAGTTCCTTCTATCATGGCTATGCCTTTTTGGTTTTAGTCACTTGCTTGTGAGCATCTACTATTGACTTATCCATAGCTGTTTTTTTTGCCTTAGCTTTGTTTTCTTCAGGAGCTGGTGGAGTTGGTATTTTGGCCAACTTATCCTGAAGCTCTTTTATTTTAGCGTTTGATCTACCAATACGTTTGTTGGCTATTTCGATTTGTTCATCGATAACATTCGAAACCTCCTTGCTTTTGAATTGACATTTTAATGTGTACAGTCCAATATTCCTGAATGAAGAAGTTGAGGTTCCAGCGTTTTGTGGCAATTTCTGAATTATCAAACTACGCAAAGCTTTGTTAACTTGCTCAGGTGTAAATTCAAGTTTAAGGAATTGTTCGTTAGTGGTTTTGTCATAAGTCTTTCCTGTGATACCCATTTCCTTAAGCATCAGTTCTCTTCCAGTCCAGTCTGTCGATTCGTAGATAATGGCCATTGCGGCTTTCAGTTCTCCTCCATACAAAGGAGTGCTTGGAATATCTTTATCATAGACAGGAATTTCGTTTATTCTCAGCCAAATCTTTTCCTGGTCCAATTCAAGTGCGCGATCAGCTCTCTCTTTAATTTTTGCAATCTCAGTCTTGATTTCTAATTCTTCAGATGATGCGCCTTCAACTGCTTTCTGTACCTCTTTTGATTTGGTATCAACATATACTTCTTGATAGTCTCCGTTTGATACATTGAATCCTTTGACTTTTTTATAACCTGACCTTTCATAAGTCCAATATGTTTCATATTGTTTAAGAATGGTTATGTCAAACTGTTTGCACAAATCCTCTATAAGCTTGTCGGGTTTGCCCCATCCATTAAGAATAGGAATGTTTTTGCCTTCAGCTATTATTTTTCCAAGTTCCTGAAGAACAAATGCAGCCTCTTTGCTTTCATAGCATTTCTCATCGAAACACATATCATCTTCCATGTCGGCAAATAGAACTGGATTTGCACCGGAACGTTTAGGACAAAGTGTACATGCTCCACAACCAGGTACTAAATTTGCATCGGTAATGTCAAACTTAGCTTCTGTTAAATCCTGACTGTCGCTTTCTATTTCATCCTTCAGGTCTACAACCGTTCCATAATCGCCTCGAGCTTCCTTATGTAGCTTCTGTTGTTGTTCTATAGGACATCTTGCTAAAAGTATGGCGTGGCCAATTCCAATATTACCATCCATAAACTCCTTTCTGATTTCTTCTATCAGGTCAACCAGTTTCAAACGTTGAGCAATGAAGGTTTCTGTCTTGGCCATCTTGGCTGCGATGTCAGCCATAGTGTACTTACCACTGTCAAGCATTCTTTTGAACGCATCGGCTTCATCCAGTGGATGAACATCTTTCCTTTCCAGGTTCTCAACGATCTGCATCTCGAATGCTTCTTCATCTGAAAGCTCTCGAATGTTACATGGAATTTCTTCAAGGCCTGCAAGGATGGCAGCACGATATCGGCGCTCACCGCAAACAAGTTCATAAACCGGTTGTACTCCTCCCTTTTCTACCTCTGCTCCCATAAATCTAACGAGGATTGGCTGTAATATTCCATGTTCGAGAATACTTTCGCTAAGTTCTTTGAGCGCCTGAGTGTCAAAGTTCTTTCTTGGGTTGGTTTTGGATACGTCAATCGTGTCGATGCGTACCACTTTTAATTCTGCAATTGTGCTCATAAATATTAAATTTGATTGTTATTAATTCGTAATTGTTGGATTGTTACTTTGCCATCCTTATGAAGTTTGGCGATTTTTGATTCTACTAAATCCCGTGCTGATCTGCCGAGTTTACTTTTCTTCTGAAGCACCAACTTATACTCTTGGATAAGTCGGGACACTCCCATTTGGTTTACAAGTTGTTTACTCATAAATTATGTTCTTGCGTTACTTAATAAACTTTGCATTCCGTATCGTTGCTTGATGGCTTCAATGTTAGAACCTGGCTTTACTTGGATGGTGGTTCGGTCATTTATTCTGATGGTAATCAATCCATTTGTTTTAATTGGATTTACTTCCTTGACTGTAACCGGTTCCACTTTGTTGGCAGCATTGGTTTTTTCTTTCTGTATGTAATCCCTACAGTGCTTGAAGTATTTTAGTTTCTCTTCTTTTGAGTAACTACATCCCTTTCTGACTTCTAGATTATAATCTTCCACATTCAATGGATTGGAATCTTTGAAATGAATTTTCATTCCCGGTGCAATTTCTCCGTGGATTTGTTTATACCGATATCGTGCGTAATGAACCAGGTGTTTACCAACTTTTATCATTACAATAACTCTTCCCTGAAGAAGTCGAATCACTTTCTGTCCTTCCTTAATTTTTCGGTTCTCCCAGTTCTTCTCGTTGGCTCGTTTATAAACACCTTGCTTAATGTGTCGGTCTTTGATGAAGAAAAGTTGTTCAGGTGTTCTTTTCAATTTCATGATCACCATTTTCTTTTCAACATTCTTTTTATGGACTGGCCTCTTTTTTGTCGACAGCTTTTTGGCAATCTCCATGTTTCCTTTTTTACCATAGTTCGCCAAAAGATATTCTACTTCTTCAGGCTTCCATCTCAGGCAATTCGTTTTCTTCATGTCATTATTGTACATGTAGGTTCTCATAGTGGTAAGTTTACCTTTGAAGCCAAAGTTTTCTATGAGATGTTTAAACAGTTGTTCATTGGTTAATGACTTCCATTTCTTTCTGATCTCCACATCTATTTCATGTGTTATTGTTGATGTTGTATTCATAATGGGTAATAATATTTATTACAAGTTACTTAAAAAAAGCTCTATATCCTGAGCCAAATCGGAATAATTGAGGGCTGTATATCGTAATATTTTCCACCCCTGAAGCGTTGCCATATTATACTTTTCAATATCGCTGGCATATCCAGTTACCGTTGTATGTCCTGACTTCTCCGAGAAGATTCCCTCATACTCAATGGCCAACATCAAACTTGGTATTGCCCAATCGAAACGAAACTTCCTGCTTTGGTCAAACTGATGTTCCGTAACGTATTCAGGAATGATACCTTGCTGAAGAAATGCCCTGAGAATAAACTCAATTGTGTTCTTCTCAACGGATATCTTTACAATCTTTTTTGCAATTGGTATCACAGGAACATCACTTGTTATTTGTTCAGTTACAGTCATTCCTTTAGCCTGTAAGTTCTTCAGGTCAGAATCAGTCCAGCGCTTACCCATTGATTGCTTTTTTGAATGTTTCTAAATCAGATTTGAATTGCTTCAGGTAATCACTAACAAAGATGCTCTTGCACTTATTGGCCACCGTTCCAATCCACTTACCTGAGTTGGCTTTGTTCTGAACAGTATTGTATATTTCAACATGGTGCTTTTTATTGCCAGCTGTTTGGATTTCCTTTTTTAACTCAACCAAATGAATTTTCAATTGATCATTGTACTTTTTAATCTTCTCAGGTTTTGTCAGCGCCAACTTTTCCTCCAGTTCATCATATAACAACCAAGCATCTGTTGAATAATCTTTCTCAACGATATCAGCGAAAACACTTTCAAGGAATTCATTTCTGATCTTCAACCTTTGTACTTCAGTTGGACCGGTTGGCTCTTTCAATTTTAGCAAAGTTTCTTTTCCGTTTAGATACTCAGGATTGGTTTTCTTCCATTCAAAGTATGCTATCAGTACCTTACTCGTTGTGTTAATGCTCAGCTCAGGAAGTAAGTTGATTTCCTTTGCTTCAGCATCCAACAGTTCCCGAGCCATTGCCATCTTGAATGCGTGATAAACTTCTCCTGGTCGTAAGCTTTTGAACTTTGGAGTTGTGGAAATAAACAATAACCAATCTTTGGCCATCCCCTCATTTTTATCACGAACCTGAAGCAAGCGCATTACATCGTTGGCCAACTTTGTTTTGGTATCGACTTCACAATTATGTATAGACACCTGGGATATCTCCATTTTCAGCATCATTGGTAAGCTGTTGTATAAGGTCGTTGGTATCGACGTTGGCAGGTTTGTACCCTGAATTAGTGTTTGTGGTTCCTGCGTTGTTAGATTTTGTTCCATCTTTAGGTTGGTTTACTATTGTATCAAATTTTGATGATAGGTTTGTGAGTAGGAGGTTGGCTTTTAACCATTCGTCTTTAAGTGCATTGTCTATGAACTTATTGAAAGTCTTGACTGCTGCTAACTCATCCCAATCGATATTGTTTTTTGTTTTGTACATTTTCTCAAGCCTGAGAATAATTGATTTCAAATTGGCGGCATTGGCTCCATTGAATGTTGGTTTGTTATTGGTAACTTCTTCGTAACGTCTAAACCATAACTCGACTAAAGATTTCCAAAATTTAGTTAGTTCCTTTTCCACTGGTGCGGATGCATCAGAAGAAGAATTTGTTTTAGTTTTGGTTTTACGTTTTAGTTTATCTTTAGTCGTAAATGACCCCGAGCCAACCTCGTTAGTAACCTCGTTACCAACCTCAACACTAACCTCGTTCTTAACCTTTAAAAAATCTTTCAAGGTATAAGTAACATTTGCGGAACCGTTTTGGCTTTTGAAATCAATTAAGCCAGCTTGCTTCAATCTGTTTCGGCTGTTATTTAGAGTAGGGTAACTGATTCCTAAATCGGCTGTGATTTTAGAATTGTTACGCTTGAACGAAGCCATCCAGTTTACCTTATTGTTTACCTCCAATAGATAGAAGTAAAGTGCAATGGTAGTGGTTGGATATACTTCTACATCATGCGAACGCCAAAAACCCTTAATCTGTTCTATGTAATTCATCGGCTTATAATTCTTCTAATTCTTTAGTGTTAAGTTTACTTTCTCTGAGAAGCCAATTGTTTTCTATTACGATAATATTCTTAGCTGTTGTCTTCAGGTAGATTTCAATTGCAGTCCTCTGATCTACATTGTAGAAATTGACCTTACTCAATCCGTTCTCGGAATCAATTTGCTTTACTGGTTGAATGTTTAACTGAAACGTCCTATTGTAAATCCATTGCTCATTCTGACCGAAATATTCTGCTAATTCCTTTACGTTGAAAAGCATTACTTGAAGAGTTTGATTACGTTATCAATGAAGCTCATTTCCATTTCATCAGTTCCGCCAGTAATGGCATTCCCGATATGGCGTTTGTCCTGAATCATTTGGTACATTTCCTCATCGATGGTGTTGTCACCTAGAAAGTATGTACACATGACATTGTTCTTTTGGCCAATCCTGTGAGCTCTGTCTTCACATTGAGCACAGTCGGCATAGGTCCAAGGGTATTCAATGAATGCTACACGACTGGAAGCCGTCAATGTAATTCCAACACCGGCAGCTTTTATGTTACAAACAATCAGCTGTACACTCGGGTCATTCTGAAACCTGTCAATTGATTTCTGCTTTTCTTCAGATGACAATCTTCCGTTCACACTTACTGCACTAGGAAACAATCTTCTTATCTCATCTCCAATATCGTGTAGATTATGGAACAGGATAAGTTTCTCACCGGCTTCAATAACTTCACTGATGAACTCCTTGACCTCATTGATTTTTCCTTTGGCCGATATCTGCTTGAGTACTCCCATTCTTACCATGATCTCTCCACGAAGCTTGCGAGCAATTTCCTCGTTATCACATCCATTATCTTCCATCCACTTCACAAAGTCATTCTTGGCTTTGTTGTACTCATGTCGGGTTGTGATATCACAAAGAATAGTTTGGCGTTGTTTATCGGGTAAGTCCTTGGCCACGTCTTTCTTTTCTCTCCTGAAGAAACAATGTTTGTTCAACATGTAATTAAGTTCTCGAAGATTGGAAGCACCGGAACCACCTTCACAATAGCGCTCACGGAAAACCTTTTCATCTTTCAACTTTCCGATGATGGCCAGCTGAGGTAATGCATCGATTGGTTTATTGACAATCATTGTCCCGGTTAAACCAATTCGGTAGTTCTTACCGATGGCAATCTGTAAAGCGATTTTGGTTTGTTGGGTATTACGGTCTTTGCAACGGTGTATCTCATCGATAATAACTGAATTGAATAGTTTTACCTTTGGATTCATTTCAATATCTGAGGACTTGTAACGTGCTTTCTCGGGCATCTTTAATACAAAGTACTTCTTCAGGCTTTCGTAGTTCACAATGAACACATCGATGCCTGCAACCTCATGATATCGGTTCCAAGTATCTTTGATTTTATCCTCAAGTATCATTGCTTTTTTACCAGTCCACATTTCCCATTCTCTTTTCCAATTGATTTTGGTAGATGCTGGACATATAACCAGGCATGGGAAAACAACTTCATTACGGAACTTGTCTGCAGTATGAAGTGTTGCTATGGATTGAAGCGTTTTTCCAAGACCTTGCTCATCGCCATTGATGAAACGCTTTAGTTCTAATCCTCTTGCAACTCCTTGAAGCTGGTATGGTCGTGGAACGTGTCCGTTTTCCTTATTGACAATGTCGAGTATGTATTCCAACTCAGGCATTGGTGGTATTTCTCCAACTTCTTCAGGAGTATGAGTCTGAGCGAATAACCACTCAGCTCGTGTTTTCTCCTTAACAAGTATAAGATCTTCTCTTTTGGAAAACGGAACTATCCACAACTTACGAGTCCAATCGAAACGGGAACCATCTATCATTTTGATGAGGTTCACGTTTCTATCCTTGAATCGGTCAAAACCTATCTTCACATGGAATTCTGTTGGATGCTCTATTATTTGCATTTGCTCTATTGAATTTGATTGTTGGTTGGGATTAATCTCCTAAAGCTTGAAGTGCTTTTTTGGATTGTCTCTTTGGCTTAGGAGCTTCGGACAATTCTCCTTCCTCTTCCTCCTCAGCACCAAACATTTCCATTTGTTGCTTTGGCGCTTGTTTGCCCTGCATGTATGCCAAGACTTCTGTTTTCAGCCTTTCAATCAAATCATATAGTTCTGACTTGAATTTGTACTTGCCTTCCAAATCAATTGCCGGTGCAGTAAATGAAACTACATCTCCACTTTCAAGAAGTTTGTTTCCTGATAGTGTAACCAGGTTCTTCTTAGTATCGATACTGAAATCTGACACATAGAACTTGAAGAACACCTCACTTGAAGAATGCTCACGATCTTCCACGTAGCTTTCAGGATGCTCAACAGCTTTCTCTACCAAGTCCAGGTCAGTAACTTCTTCAGTAACGAATGCGAAGTGCGGAATTAATGCCCTGAATGCGTTCTTTAAATCATCGTGGATGGGAGCATCCGATGTGGTTTTGATGGTGTTGTTCACATCAACGTCTTTTTGCTCAAACTCATAGCTGAGGAACAGGGAGGAACGAATACCCGCTTTTTTAATTACAATGTTCATATATAAAAATTTATTAGTTTCCTGATGGGAAAGCGGACATTTCCGCTTTTGCTTTACTTATTAATGTTCTGCACCAATCGAGTTGATGAGTGCAGCTTCTGTTCACTCTATCACACCAGTTAACCAAATAGTTCTCATCGAAGCAAAGTGCATCAATAAACTTGTTGGCTGTTAATGCTGGTAGTGATATAACTTTTTTCAGGTTGGCCACAACTTCAGAATTAAGTTTCCGGTCACGATGTATTTTGGCATCTGCCAAAAGTTTCCCGGTGCGTGCAATTTGTGCAGCGCAATAATTACCACGGTCAACTGCTTCCTGAATGTCCTCATTCATTTCAACTTCAATAACTGATTGGATTATTTTTAATTCTTGGCTGATTTTCTCCATACTGGCGATATCGTTTGTCATTATATTGGCTTTTTAAATTGAACTTCGTTTCTGAAATCGGTAAGCATTCCCAGCATCGAATCAATCTTGGTTAACATTTCATCGATTTGCTTTTTATCATTCATATCATTCCACAATTTTATTGTGTTATTGCAGTCTGATATCCTGATGATGGCAGTTCCATCTTTGTATATTTTGGTAAATATGACAGCCATTGAATTGATACTGTCAGGAGCTAAAAAACACTTTTTGTTATAGGTAACATGTGTTTTGCTTTTCGGTTTCTTAGTCGCTTTAGCCATTTGCTAATTGGTTTTTCATTCTTGTTTCCATTATGATTTTTACCTTATCCACTATTGGAAGATTCCCCACCTGGTTATTACATCTCTGATGCATGAGAACCATATTTGATAATTGATTACGGCCTCCTGATGATAGTGCTATCAAATGCTCGATTGTGATATCTTCTCCTAGTGGTTTCTCACATAGGAAACAGCAGTTTCCATCTCGTTCCAGTAAATTCATTTTCTCCTTTTTATAAGAAGCTTGACGACCTACTGAAGTTGGACCTCCATTCCATTGCTTATTAGTCTTGTAACAGATGTAAGCATTGTTTGCGTATGAGTTTGAGGTTTTACCACTGGAGTAAAACACACCTGTTTCTTTGCCTCTAAACCTCAGCACTTCAAATTCATTGGTGGCTGGAAGAATTTCACATCCTCGTGCTTCCAGCCATGCCTTGAATTTTGGTATGTCATTCAGATTAATCATGCTACTACTTCCATTTTGTCAAGACCGAAGATTTTCAGGTCTGTGATTTTATCACGGTGCAATTCCAAGAACTCAATGAAACGCTCACAATGTTGTACAAGCTTTGGAAGATCTCTTTCTTCATTGTACACATACAATTCGGTCCAAGTGTTTTTGAAATCTGTAACTGTATATTCAAACTCATTGATATCAACTCCGTTCTGTTTTAAGCAGAAAGGATAAACGAGGTGCTGATAACCGTTTTTGTATTTGAAAGCACTATACTTACCAGTGGTCTTAATATCCGCCACTTTGAAAGGAAGTATCTCATCGATGTAACCATAAACCCGAACGGGTCCGTATTTGGTTTCTATAATTCCCTCAGTGAATTGTTGAGTCAATGCACCTTTGAAATACTTAGCGAACTCAATGCACAAATCAAATGGAAAGTTGAACAGATGTCCGTTATAGGTAACAGCGATAACACCACTTTCCTTGAACGATTTAATCTCCATCTTATCTGAAGTACGGTTTTCGATAATACAATCAACAACCTCATTGAAAGCAGTTCCTTTGTCGGCTGCTTCACTTGAGAATGGAACACGATTGATTCTGTCAATCAAACCTTGGAATTGTTCTTGCTCGAACTCTTCATCAGATTTACTTGGGTTTTCAGAAAAACCCCAATACTCTTGGTAGGTTCGAGAGCTATTTAAGTAGCCCTCGAATCCATCCAATAGTGTTGCATAAAATTGAAATTTACTCATTGCTGATTTTTTCAAATGTTATACTATTGGCATTCATAAAATCTCCTAGAGAAACCATTTGGTCATAAGTACCTTTCACCTTCATTGTGATAACCATCAATTCAATTTTAGCAGGTTCTGTAACAGGTACTTCCTTTGCTTCAGTATGAGTAGGTTCTTGGTTAAATAATTCTTCCGGTGTTTCTTCTGCTTCAGCTTCAACAGTTGGAGCTTCAGGAGAAGTGCCAAGTCTTGCTTCAGCTTCTTGAGTAGCTGTTTCCCGGTTTGATTTTAAAGTGTTAGCATATTGAATTGTGGAATTCAAGTTTAGCGTGTCCAGGTACAACGATTTTAGCAGATCAACATCAGTTCCAATCGCTTCGATGGTAATGATATCATCCTTGATTTTAGCAATCTTGGAATCTAACTCATTGATAATGTCTTTATGCTTTGATGTTTTGTTTAGCCACTTATCATCAAAAAGCTTTGACAATGGCACCAATGTGAAGTCCAAACCAGTGAAGTAATCTTCAATGACTTTTTTCTTAGCATCCTTTTCCTTTTGCTCACTTTCTTTGACAACACTATCAATTTTGGAAGAACATTCACCAATCAGTTTGATGGTGTCATTAATGATATCCTTGAATTCAGCAAAAGGTTTTACAAATTCCTTTTCCAGTTCCAGCCTTTTATCGTTCAAGGCCTTGGATGCTTTATTGAGCATTGCCTTATCTTTTTTAGCCAACTCAATATTACTTTCGTTGTAATTAGCAACATCATAGTTCGGAAGCGCTTTCTCAACCAATGCCTTGATGTCTTTGGCATTGGTCGTTAAGCTTCCTAGTGTTTGTTTACTGATTACTAATTCAAGGTCTTTCTCTTGAATTTCCATTTTATCTGTTAAGCTTTCCATTATACTAAAGAGTTAGCAGGTTTAACAATTTTTTTCTCTTCATTTGCCGGTGCAGATTCATATAACTTGGACTCTTTGTTAAAAGTCAAGCTCAATGATTTAGCTTGTTTAATTAGCAATTGACCTGCTACTACTTTGGAGTTGCCAATGTGTTCAAATTCATCGATACGTTTAACGAAGTCGTTAGCAGTTTCAGCATCGTGGATAGTTGCCACTTCATGCTCCAGTTCAGATACAAGTGCTGTGTATTTCTCTCCTGCTTCTTTTGAAGCTGCAAGTCTTTTGGCGTAAGCCTTGATAACATGCTCAGTGAAATAATTGTTTGGAGCTGTTGGATTTCCATTCTCATCAACTATTACTGGAATTTTCATTATCGATGGAAGGTTACAAGTGTTCTTACCATCGTTTCTGCTTGTCGGGTCGAACGTGATTGTTCTTTCACGACCGTTGGCTTCCATGTAACCAACTAAGTCAAGTTCTGTTACAAGACTGTCGTAAGAACTTCCTCCAAACTGAGGAACATAACGAGTATCGTCTCCCTCTGTTTTGGTATCTCTGTGGGCAACAAAAATGATGTGCTTGCCCATTATGGAAATACGTTTTACCAATGCTGAGAAAAGGCCTTTTCTTTCTCCGTAACCTTGAAGTGTTAAGGTTCCGTTTCCTTTTCCCATCTTCGGATTTTGTTTGATGATATAATCACTCATAAAATCCAAACATTTACCACCGGTATCGATTACCAGTGTTTCATATGCTGTCAAGTCCTCTTTGTCAAGAACGTCAAGGAAATCCTGATAGCTTGAAACCTGAACCGTGTCGACACCGTCAAGGTGTGCAAAGTTCACTCTGTGTACTCCGTTATCGAAATCAAATAATAACGGCTTGGGAGCTGACAACGCTAAAGTTGTTTTTCCCATACCAGGTTGACCATATATCAACCCTTTGATTCTGCTTTGAATGTTAAGTTCATTCGACTTTCTAATTAAGCTCATTGTTCTAAAATTTAATTGTTATTGATTATTTATTGTTTCTAATTCTCTCTAGAATTTCAGTCCACCACCACACAAATAGTGCGGTTATAAATCCTATTATCATTGATATTCCTAGTATGCAAACCAATGTTTCTAATATTTGATAAAACTCTTTCATGGCTGGCAGTATATAATTTGATAAATTCCTATGCCTAAAAGACCTATCAGCAAAAGTGATATTATGACTATCAACCAGTTTATTATTCTGATTATTGAATCTTCTTTTCTTACTTCTTTAAATTCATCTTTCATGATAGGAATAGATTGGTTTTGATAGTCGCATTAAGTATTTTCGATTCTACAACACAATATTTCATTGTTGTAATTACTACCTTATCCTTATGAGGAATGGTGGCGACAGGAGTTGTTTTTATAATGATGATTGTAGACATAGGTCAGGTGCGGTTAGGTTAAACAAATCTTCTTTCGTGAAATTGGTAGGACTGTATTTTTGTCCCTCGTGTTCGTAGCTGAATGGAATTGCTTTGTGTGTTAAGTACAAATCAGCTGCTTTGTTTACAGCTTCCTGAATATTTGAAGCTTCAATTTGGTGATCTTGGAAATCTGTTTCCTGTTCTCCCGAAACAACATATCGGTACCATACCGTTATGTCGAAAATTTTATTTACTTTTGTCATGTTCTATTGATTAGTGCCTTGCTCGGCGTTAATTAAATTTGATTGTAAAACCACTTCTTGCTCGAGGTGGTTTTTTTATTAGAATAATTGTTCTAATTGGCCAAGCGCATCATCTACAAATTCCTTGGTAGCTTCCAACGTTTTAAAATCATTATACAATCCGATTTTATCTTCGCCTTCTGTTTGGTCGATTTCAGTTTTCAGTAATTCGATTTGAGATTTAAGGCTTGTCTCTACCTTTTTCAAATCTTCGATGTTTTGCAAAATGATTTTGCTGGATAGTTTGCTCATGTTGTTGTTCTATTTGGTTAAACTTGATTGTATTTTCAATTGTGCTTCAGCAGATAATTGAATCCCCTTTCGGGTGCGCCCTGACTTAGCTCCCAACAAAGTCAAGGCGCTTTTTGCTTCACTTTCGATTTGTGCAGCTAGTTGATAATTCTGCAATGCAACTTCTTTCATCTGTACTGCAGATGCTTCTTGCTTTTTGTAGAATTCTATTTTTTGTGTGGTGTTCATTACGCACTTTGTGTTTGAGCTTCAAAAATTTCAGCATCCGTTAATCCGGTGCTTCTATAATAATTAACAGCTGCCATCTTCGTAAGATTACTATTGACATCGTTTTTATCGGCCAATATTTGTACATTACGCTCAGATACTCCCAATGCCATTGCTGTATTTAATCGGAAATTTTTGTCCGTTAACAGTTTTTCTATTATAAATTGTGTTAGTTTCATTTGATTTGTGTAATTTCGTTCGTAACTTTTTACAAATATACACACATTGTGCATACAAAAAAATATTTGACGCACTTTTTTACACATTGTGCATAAAAACTTTTCAACATGGCGGAAACGTTGACACCCGAAGAAATAAAAGCAGTAAGAATCTCTTTAGAACTAACTCAAGAGGCGTTCGGCATACTGTTAGGAGCTAAACTTCGGACAGTCCAATCTTGGGAAAGCGGTGATCGTAACATGAAAGAAGCTACTGTAATGCTTCTGAATCAAAAATTAGAAGCGCACAAATTGGCACAAAGTACGTTAAGGGAACCTGGTGCACTTTACAACATTGAAGTATCACATTTGGACGGACTTCGTTCCAGCGTGATGTATGTACCATTAATTAATCAATATGCTTACGGTGGTTACCTGAATGGCTTCGCTGAAACAGAATACATGGAGAGCTTACCAAAGATTCCATTCATTTTAGATAAGGATTACAAAGGAGAGTATCTTTGCTTTGAAGTCAAAGGAGAAAGCATGGAGTGTGAATCTGAAGAAAGCATTCCTGAAGGTTCTATATTATTGTGTAGAAATGTCAGGCAGGAATACTGGAGAAGCAAGCTTCATATCAACAAGTGGGATTTTGTTATAGTTCATAACACGGATGGCATTTTAGTAAAAAGGATAATAAAGCACGATGTCGAAAATCATACAATAACAATACACTCCCTGAATGATTTTTATGAGGACCGGGAAATAAATTTAAGAGATGTAAAACAAATATTCAACATTGTAGAAATACAACTAAAAAGAAAACGACGATGAAAAAATTATTAGTATTACTTATGATCTGCAGCAATGCTTTTGCTCAAACTGGAGAAACAGAATTTTCACTTACCAAAGAAAAGGGATTAACCAACTATGTAGTATTGCCTTTCGAAGGAAAGACACAAGCTGAACTTTACAAAAAGGCCTTACAATGGTTTGAAGTATATTATAAGAACCCAAAGGAAGTTGTTAAGGGAACAATCGAAAATGATTATGTAAGGTTCACGGGAAGCAAGTATGGAATTGTTTGCTTAAATGCTCTTGGAAAAAACTGCTACGATTCACGTTATACCGTTGAAATTTCTTTTAAGGATGGGAAAGTGAAATTTGATTTAACGAATTTGGAATATTATACTTCTCCAAGTCAATATGGAGCAGGAGGATGGGCTTCTATGAACTTTGATGTCATGGATGCTTACTTCAATAAGAAAGGCGAATGGAAAGGAACGTTTAAATACTATCCTGAAATACCTGGTCACATAAACGATTTGATGAATGACTTTAAAAAGTTTATGGCCGGTGAAAACATTCCTAGTAAAGAGGGTTGGTAATGGAAGAGGTTGACCTAAAAGTCTTGGAATTTATAAAAGTGTTGAAATCAGCTGGAGCCTTTGAGTTTGAATCTGATTTCGCTGTTTCTATTGATATGCAGAAACAAAACGTTGGAAAGGTCCGAAGAAAGGAAACGCACTTCACCATAAAACACATTGACATGATCAGGAAAGTATATAATGGTAATCCTAACTGGTTTTTTGGAATAGAAAATAATATGTTTCTGATTGCTAAACCCAAGAAATAACAAAGGCTAACAGAGTTTTGTTGCCGACAATATAAAACGATAACCTAATGAGTAAAATTAGAGAATGAAAGTTTAAACAACTGCCGTAAACACTGTAATTACATCGACATATTTGTAGGGAAGTCAAATTCATAACCCTGAGGTCGAGAGTTCAAATCTCTCTCTCGCTACAAATTAAAAAAGAGCCTCAACCCTTATCCCAACAGGGGTTGAGGAATTCTAAAAAACACTTTCGATTCGTGTAGTTACAAAAACGGCAATACTAACGTCAATGTAATTACAGATGAAAACAATCCACAACAATTGCTCATATACTGAGCTATGGGTTTCTCCTGAAAACTGGGAAACAACTACTGCAAAAGCCTCTTTGAAAAAGAATTGGTACGTGCAATGTTACTTCTATGACCCTTTATTTTCCAAAAAGTATCCTAATGGATTTCCATTCAGGAGAAAGGCAAATAAGTTCCATACACTCGAAGAACGTAAAGCTGCTATTCGATATATGCTGGCAGAAATACCAAAACTTTTCGAAGATCAAGGCTATAATCCTATTACCAAAAAATTCATGTTTGACATTCCTGAAGAAGTAATTCCAGTGGAAAGCAAACCTGAAGATGTTACACCAGAAACGTTATTTTTGGAAGCCTTGGAGTTTGCAAAAAATCACATGAAGGTAGCCGAAAGTACAGCTGGAGATTTGAAAAGTGTATTGAAATATGTAAAGCAATCCGCTGAGCAATTACGTTTTGATACTTTGACAATTTCAGAAGTAAAAAGAAAGCACATCCGTTTTATCATTGAGAACCTAGAGAGAACTGAAGGCGAATTCTCAGGACATAAATTTAATAAATACCGTTGTAATCTTCAGATGATATACTCCGAGCTGTTGGAGTTCGAAGCTGTTGAAAGTAATATCATAAAGGATATGAAGAAGCGGGTCCAAGAAAAGAAAATTAGTGAAGTTCTTAATCACTATGAGCGCTTTGCCATCAATAAACATTTGAAAGACAATTATCCTGAGTTTTGGCGTTTCATGGTTCTGTATTTTCATTCCGGTGGAAGAATTGTGGAACTGTTGAGGTTGCAAATAAAGGATGTAGACCTGGACAATCAATACTACAAAACACTGATTAAAAAAGGGAAGCAGGAGAAATGGGTAAAACGTCCGATTAAGAATATTGCTGTAGCATTATGGCGAAAAGCTTTGTTTGGTGGAAGATCAAACGACTATGTTTTCTCAGTTGGTCTTCTTCCTGGTGCAAATCAAATTCGTCGCGATCAAATAACAAGAAGATGGAGGGAGCATGTCAAAATAAAGCTTGGAATAACATGTGACTTCAGGGTTCTGAAGCATTTGAATCTTGATGAAACAACAATGATATTATCAAAGGAAGATGCAGCACGACAAGCTGGCCACACCAATACAAAAATGGTGGAAAATGTTTATGCAGTAGGTGAGAAAGATAGACAGATGCAACGACTGATGACTATGGACAACAAGTTTGCATAAATTGAAAAAGCGTAGCCATTACAGCTACGCCTTTCCTCCCACAACTAACCAAACAATCAACCAAATTGTTATTTTGTTAAATCGAGTTTTTGTAATATAGTGGTTATTGCAGCACTGTTTTTGTTGATTGATTTATACATAAGGAATAAGGCAATAGCCCCAAGAATGACAACACCAATTATAATGTAAAGGATGATAGTAGAATCAAACTTCTCTTCTTTGTCCTTGGTTTTGTTTTTGAATTGCTCGAAGAACTCACGGTTCTGTCTTGTCATCTCTTCGATGGCCGATGCAAAACAATCTATGTTCCTGATCTGTCCTGAACTATCATATTGGGTTGCAATTGTAGTTCCCATTCGATTTACTCTATAAATAACTGTATCTCGATAATTGATTTTTGGCACCGAATAATGAACGGTATCACCTTTCCTGAAGACTTTATTCTCGTAGCTGTCTTTACCATTAGCTTCTCCCTTTTCTTTGGTGGCTTGCTTGGTAATATCACAGCTGGATAAAGTTAGCAGAATAAAAAATGTAAGGATACATTTTTTCATGATACTGTATGTTTAACTTTAATATCGAAGTGACCCGATAATGATTGACCTGTGATTTCAGCATTATGCTCACAATCACTTTTGTTCCAAAATCCCTCGCTTGAACTAGCGATGATT